CTACATTTGATTTCTAAACGTTTCACTGTGCCGACTTTTGCCAATAATTTGTTGCAACATTGGCAACGGATCTCTTTTAAATTCTGCATATACTTTCCCATTTTTAGCGGTTTTGTTAAAATACCGCCTGCTTCGCGAGGTAGGCGGCATATAGCTATATGCAGGCTCATTCTGCTTAGCTGGCATTATCCGTGTTCCCGCACAGATAGTGTCGCCGTCTTTATTCCTGAACTACATCCAAATCACTTGTACAATCTGCATAAAACGTACCATCCGCATTATGCCAGTGGCTAGGTGGTAACTCATCACCGTTATGCTCAACGATTAATAATTTGCCAAATGGGCTCTCATAGACGATAGTGCCAGCATTGCCGTTACGTAATTTTATTGTGTTACCAATTTTCATTTTGTTTATCCTTTTTTAAAGATCGTTGCTAGTTGATTTGGGCTGAATCGCCAACCTTGAGTTTTACCGGTGATTGCATTGAAACACCACTCAGAGCAAAAATATTTACTGCGTTTTTGTTTGATGCCTAATACAATGCCAATTGCACCCCACCAGTCGTATTTACTCCCTTTTGTAGCATTGAAATAAAACTTAACTTCTGCTTCACTTACACCATCAAGCAACACCAAATCCCACTTATCTTTTTCGGCGAGGTCAATCTCTTTACAGCGTACCCCGCCATCTCGAATAGATGATGAATAACAATCATAATGGAGCTCATGCTCGTAGTGATGGCCTGATGTGTACTCAATGCGCTCAACAGCAATTTCGCAGTGAGAGTAAGGCCCTTTTGTCAGTTTACGGGTGAGCCAGTCTGAAAAACGCGCCAAAAGTGCGGTGGGTTTAAGCCCTGTTTTTTTACCTTTATAAAGCGCCAAATAAACATTAGCCATTGTTATAAGCCTCCATTAAGTGATCCATTTGTTTGATGATGCCATCATAGATTGACTGCATTTGCTCAAGTGTTAGATTAGGTGCTTTGAGCTCATACTTACGCATGCGCTGATTAGCTAGCTCAACTTGTAGCTTTTCAAGCCCTGCTGCTTGCACCAAAATCAAATCTGTTGCGGCTTTGTTATTTAACCCAGCACGTTTGGCAAAATCTGTGATATAACGGCTGCAGTCTCCTTCATAATTTGCAGATTTGTAGGCTTCTGCCGCTGCCTGACGTTCGCGATACTCACTTTCAAAGCGTGTCCACGTGCTGTAAATTGTTGCCGCGTGGCTGTCAATTTGTTCAATTAAGCGGTTGCGCTTTTCTGTTAAAAGTGCGTTTTGTTTTTCGGCCGAAATTTCCCATGTTAAAGTATCAAGATTTAACTCATGTGCGTCACTTGGTTGTGGATCAACTAAAATTGGATTACCTTGCTTATTAGCAATAATCTGCTTACCGGCGGCTTGTCCATCTAATAAAGTGCGGTAGGTTTCGTCCGCGATTTCTATTGCGCCATCCGGAACATAACCACCGAAATCATCATTAAAAAATCCGTCTTTATAGTACATAGTCATTATTTCCATCTCCCTATTGCTAAGAATTGCATGGTTGGGTTGTGATTTTTGTCTGCCCAAATTTCACCTGTACGGTAAGCACATATTGCTGGTGTACAATCTGATATTACAATCCCAGCTAGAGCTCCAATATCTACTTGAGCTCCATTTGCATTATTTGTTGCATTAGCTGTCACCCACACCATAGGTTTTTCAATAAATGCCACAGCCCAATTAAACTTTTTGATTTGGTTAGTACTTAACTGATTTTCTTTTACATTTACAGCGCAAATTTGAATCATCGTGCCATCTGGGTAACGGCGAATCTCAAAGTCACCTATTTTTTGATATTGGAAATCACTTAATTGGGCAGCAGTATTTAAAGACTTACCACTCGATGTTCTTACATCCCCAGCGGAATAAAAGTCGCCATTATGCTCGAAAGCCCACATTTTGTTAGAGCCATTATCCTCAACAAGATGGATAATCCCTCGCCCAAAGCCATCACCTTGACCTTGCTTTGTGGTGTACCCAAACGAAAATCCAGCGCCATAACGTCCTTTTGACCGCACCAACCCTTTGACAAATGGATGATACGTATCACGGTCTTGCGACCCTTCAGCGTTAACTAAAAACGGGGCGCCGCTTGTATATTGATTAGCGTAAACGCCATACCCATAATGCTTAGACGAAATGCCAACAGAATACAAAATGCCAGTCATGGAATCACCGCTTTTAAGAATTACATCATTAATATAAGCGATTGTGCCATTTTTTTTGGGAAAACCTACGGCGGCTATGTTGGCGCCTTGTGGTGATCGATAAACAAATGTCAATAAGTTATTGGCATTGTGAGGATTACCCTCAAGTCGAGTATAATAGCCATCATTGTTATATACATTAAGGCCACTATAATCACCTTGCTTGAGTAATAAATTACCAGTCATCGTATCGCCCGATTTAGATACTCGACCTTCAGCGTTGTTGTTTGCAGCAACGCCTTTATCGTAAGCCGTCTTTACTGCTTTGCTTGAAGCAACGTCTTCAGACGAGTTACTATTTACCGAGTCTGATTTTTTATTGTTATTGATGTAATTTTGTGTAACATTTAGCTGTAATTGAGCTATTAATTGCGCAAGTTTTTTACCGGCTTTAGCTGTCAATACCAAACCATCACTATCAATACCGGTATCGCTAGTCGCTTGCCAAATACCTTTTTGTGTTATTGAACCTGCCGGTAATTTATGACTATGACCGGATTCATCAGCCGTGCTTGTGCTATCTGCAGTTAAATCTTTCGGTGCGGATTTCTTACCAAATAGCTCTAATACCTTTTTAAGCCATAATGTACGATTGGCGAGCTGTTTGATGGGTTTGTTCGTAACGCCATTCTCACCGCCAAGCACAGGATCGTTTTCTTCAATCTGATATATTCCATCTTCCCATACATCTTTTTCTTTCAGGTTAGCCATAAAACATCCTTTAAATGAGATTTAAATCTAGTTTGAACCGTGGTTATAACTGCCGTTATAACGGGCTTTGTTGTTGTAACGTAGCGGTACGGATTTATAATCCAGTACAGCTAATGTGCAACGTGCCGGGGCGAAATTACGTAAAATCTTACGTAGTTGTTGTGCTTGGTCATTAGTAATAGGTTGATTTAAGCGGATGGCGTAATATGCCCATTTGTCGCTTAGCGGTATCGTCTGCACAAATTTATGCTCATAAGTCCGTGCTTTTAACCCTTCATCAATTTCAATTTCACCGAAACCTAAGCGCCGCAACACTTCACGAATCGACCAAGGTGTGCCTTTGTAGCGGTGCAGTTCAATAGCTGCTTTGATTAAACTTCGTTTTGAATGGTCGTTTTCTGCTAAAAATGCGCCGTCGTAACCCGTCACACTCCATTTTTCAGCGAGTAACGAGATAAATTCATCATCAAGCAGTTCGACCAAAGTCGTCATCACCTTGCTTTTATCCAACGCATTCATGCGCTCGCTTAAATCTGCCAAGGTTTTGTATTTGGTTTCACGCTCAATCACATCCGCGTAAGTCAAATTAGCCATTACTGCGCTCCGGTGCGACTTCAATATTGATAGAGGTGCAGTTTGCCCATTCGGTTTCACCTACAACGATTTTTGACGGTGCAATCAAATTTACGTCATACACCCCCTCAACACGCAACGCACTAATAATCGCAGACGGCACAACGTCAATGCCGAGTTTCTTGGTTTTATCGGATAAATACAGTTGCAAGGCATCACGGGCTTTGGTTTTCACAATGTCTTCGCGGTAGCCGTCGAGTAGCGTTAATGTGGCATTGATTTGGTAATCACGCTTAGTTGGTGCAATCACTTCTACGGTATCGCACAATGGGCGACGGCGTTCCGGGCTAACATATTGCTTTACATCATTAAGCAACCGACTGTCGGGCAAGCCTGTTTTTGTGAGCACGGTAATGCGCACTAAACCGCCACGTGGATTGGACACATTCACATCGGCGATGTCTTGCGATACAGCGCGGGTGTGATAATCGTACGCCGCGATTGAGCCACAACTGGTAAATGCTTCCGGTGCGGCAAGAATTCGCTTGCGGTAGTCGTCATCTTCTTCGCGCGCTAAACCGCCGCTTGGCACATCAATGTTAGAGATAGTGATTTCACCTGAAAAATTGACCGCACTTTTGAGTGTTTTTACACGCCCAAGCTCCCAACCGTTGCCGACTTTACCGGCTTTATTACAGGCGGCTTCGATTTCCACATAAGATATTAATGGAGTGATCACATCATCGTTGAGCGTGATGAATTCAATGTCATCTGTTACCGCTACGCGCGTGCCTTTGGGGATTAAAACGGATGGGTGATCGCCTGTGATACTAAAACGTAAAATTGTGCGTGCCGGTTTATCTAGCAGGCGATAGCAACCAAATGTTTCCCCGCATAAATCCAAAGCAAGCCCCGTGGCGTATTGTGGAAAGGTTTGGCGAAAGGCTTCATTAATACCTTGGCGTGCTAGGCTCTCACGCAGTGCATACACGTTGATAAGTAAACGTTCAATGTGTGCCGGTTGTAAGATTTTGCCGGTACGTTTTTCATACTGCGCAATAGCGTCGCGTAAAATGCTTTCTACGTTGTCATCAACGACTTTCACATCATATCTATTCATTGAGCGACCCTCGTGGCGTAAATTTCGCGATACACATCCTCGGTAAGTGACCAATAAATCACAAATTCAAAGTGCGGAGCCATGCCGTCAACGTCCACTGAATCAATGTTGATGCGCTTTTCCCAACGTTGCAGGGCAAGCGTGATTTCCCGCACGATATTGGGGATAGCGACATCTTCCGGCTGGTCGATATATTGAAAGTGATCGGAGCCGAATTCAGGACGCAACACATCTGTTCCTTTCATCGTGGAAAGAATATGGTCAATGCACTGATGAATGTCATCAACGCCTTGCACCGCTTGAGAATCAAGACTTGGTGCAAGTTGCCAGTGTGTTGTGAGGAGTGTGTTTTGTGTGTTCATAGCCTTGATGATACAAGGCTATGAGGGGACTGGATTTTAAACTGATTTAAAGATTATGACTGCGCGGCGGAGGTCGGTTTGCCGTCGCCTTGCTCGGTGTGTGTATGTTTTTTCAGGCTGATGTTATCGGCTTTCACATCACCACCCTTGGTTTCTAACGATCCGTTAATGGTTGCCGTTGCACCGGAACCACCGCCGTTACCCGTCATGCCTTGCATATAGGTTAAAGCACCGCTCACCAGCAGGTTGCCTGTGGTTTCGGTTTCCGGGCAATCAATGGTGACTTTCGAGGGCGACTTAATCAGTACATCACCCACGGCAGACACTTCGACGTTGCCACTTTTGCGGTCGTGCTTAATTACCGTGCCGTTGCTGAATTTTTTCATCCAAATGTTACTGTCGCCCGTCGGCGTCGGGTCTTGTGCATTGTAGATTGCGCCTAAGACGCAACCACCTTCGCCTCGCGCATCGAGGAGTAATGCGACCAATTCCCCCTCGTCAGGTAAACAGTAAAACTGATTACCGCCTGCGTTGGGCGTGAGATACGAAAGCCACGCAGTTTCCAAATCTTCTAGCGCGGGGATTTTGCACCGCACTTTGTGGCTTGCTGGGTCAACGGCGGACACAATGCCTTCTTGGTAAGTCGCGCCAAAATTATGAGTGTTCATCATTTAGTTATTCCTGTTTCACGGCGTTGTTGCTTTGCCAAGGCGTAATCTTGAGCATTGGTTTGTAATAAGCGGTCATCCACATAACGCAAGTCAGGTTTGCCGTTGAGTGTATCCAATGGCTTCGCTTCGGTCAGCACGCCAGTGTTTTGCAAATCATCCGGAATAAATTCCAACATTCGCACTTCAAGGCTTGTGGTGTAACCTCCGCCCCGCACGATACTGTGACGGGAAGATTTAATCAGGTATTTACCGCTAAAAATACCTAAATTACGCAGGGCGAGCGTACTGCCTGCCACTAATTTCGGATTCCCGATCACCGTGATATTGCCCGCTGTCTGGTCGTCATTTTGTTCCGCTAGTGCGGCATCAGCACGTGCGTCAATTTGCTCTTGCGTTTCACCGCGTGTCACCACTTTCAGCGTGTCACCGCTTGCACTTTGCGCCTGCTTCATGTTTTCGCGCAGTGCCTTGGCTTTTTTGCGTTTTTTAATGACTTTTTTGCCGTTGGCGTCGTAACCGCTGACATCTACTTCTTTCGCAGTGTCTTTGATTCGGTCTCGAAGGCTGATAGAAATCGTGTCTTTTTCTTCCAACGTCACCACCGCTTCGCTTTTGCCCAGCTCGTCTTTATCGGTGAAAACCAACTGATCACCCACAATTTTAAAACTGTGGTGATATTCGCGGGCAAGGCGCGCCAAAAACTCCACGTCGCGTTCCTGATATTGGGTTGCGCGCTTCACCGGGATATGTTTAATCGTGCCGACCATCTTCATTTTCAAACGCCCGGCAATGATGCCGACGATTTGTTTCAGCGTAGTATTCTCATAGGCTTTCGGTTTTAACGTGCGGTTTGCATTAGCAATGCCGGTGCTTAATGCCTTGATTTGAATATAGGACGGGTGGTAGTTGTATTCTACTTCATCAATTTCAAATGCGCCGATGTCGGTGAGCTGCGCGCCTTTATAGCCGATAGCTGCTTTGAGCTTGTCGCCTTGAGTAGGATACCATTGACGAATCCACTTGCCGCTAATGTCTTCAAAGACAACCGTCAACTCGTCTGACTCACCCTCAAGGTTGTCGGTATACGTCAGCTCAAGCAAATGCGGTTCAATATCTGCCGTGATGTTGGTTTTCTCATACAGCATGGAGAAATCAGGCTTTGGAACATTATTGCTCATCGCTACCTCTTAACCATGGCGGCATGGATTCGTTGTTGGTCGGTTTAATGTTTAACACGGGGATATAAACGGTCGCGCCAGTAGGCAACACTTCGCACAAACTGATGTGCGGGTTCGCGTTGATAATGCGTGCAAATTCTAGCGCGTTGCCGTAGTAGTAATAGGCGAGATTATCCCAGCGTTCGCCTTGTTTTACGGTGTGTTTAAGTACGGTCTGCTGTGTCATGTGTCACTTCCTCGTCTTCGCGTAAAACAATCCATGCCGTCATAGCGGCGACAGGTGTGGCGGCATTGTCAATGCGTTCGTTAATGTCGCTTAATGCATTATCCGCAGGCTTAAACCAGCTGTCCCAGTTACTGCCGTTTGATTGACTGCCAAAGGTCAGGCTGTCTTTCATTACCATTAAATCCGAATAAATACCGTTGGCTTCTTGGCTGAACTCACTGATTGCCGGCAAGACATCACGAATGCCTTCGAACAATCCGGACATTCCGGTGAGTTCACCAAAATTACCTAACGCCCCATCAAGATTCGTTAAAATGCCCGGCAAATAAGCCAGCGCCGCCATAGGGTCATCGGCTAATTGACGCACGATGGCGATGGTGTTTCTGACTTCATCTACAATTTGTCTGCCTTGATTAAACAGTTCCGCGCCTTTTTGCACGGTTTCTTTTACTTCGGATAAAGCTTTCACCGCGCCTTCCGGCAAGATAGACCCTAATAGGGAATTACTGCCTAAATTCAGTGCCGCGCCCAAGGGGTTGTCGCCCATGTCGCCAACAAACTCGCGCAGGCTGATATGCATTTCACGCGCTAACGCATTGCCGAACTTGTCGGTAAACAACGTCGCAGAGGAAATATCGGTGATCACAAAATTGCCTTTGTATTTGCCGCGCCCAATAATCAACGGCATGGCTTCCTGTTTAGCTTGTGCGGACAGCAATGCTTGATACCGTTTTTCTACACCGCCGATTTTATGATGCAGACGAATGGCAAAAGAAAGCTCAGAGAGTTTTTCGCCCATAGCTTGCAAGCGCGGTTTGCCTTTTAATACGGCGTGTTCGGCATAATCTGCCGAGTGGGTTTCGTTGAAATCTGTTAAATCAACGGGTTCAAATGCCACATTTCCCAGCATAAAATACATTAATAGGCTCTCCGTTGTTGTTGGTCTAACACGCGTTTTAACATCATTTCAAACTCGCTTAAACTCATCTTTAAGCCCTGTTCAACTTGATTTAAAACACCGTTTCTATCGCCGCCATTGACGTTAATAGTCGGGTTAAAATGCACTGTAATGCCTTGCGATTGCATAGCGCCTGATGACATCACATCTGCACGATTGAGTGGCTGATAATTGGCAAGCACGCCCGTGTTGTGTGAAACACCGTTTAAACCGACCGCACTTGATAGGTTGTCAGAGGCATCTTCTGCAATCGGGAGGGATTTATTCATGCCGATTGCCAAGCCTTCCACCACGTTTACGCCGTAGCCTTTAAACACACGGCTTGGCGAATGAATGCCGAGTTTTTCCGCAAACCAACCCTTAATGCCTTCACCAAGGTCGGAAACGATTTGTTTCGCGCTTTCCCAAGCGTTTTTAATGCCGTTCACCAAGCCGTCAATCATGTTCTTACCAAAATCGCTGAACTTGCTAGGCACATCAATCCCAAACCACGAAAGCACAGTAGAAAAGACTTGCTGGAACAATCCTAACGGCGACCAGTCCAGGATTGTGGCGGTAATGTTGCCAATGCCGGAGGTGAAGAAATTACTGATGTTTGTCCATGCTTCGGAACAGAAATTCGTGATACTGCTCCAAGCAGAAGAAAATGCACCGGAAACTGTTTGCCACAATTCAGCGAACCATGGCCCGATTTTTCCCCAGTTGTCATAAATCAGATAAGCAGCAACCGCAATGCCGGTAATCAATAAGCCGATTGGATTGGTAAGCAGAGCTCGGCTCATCATCAAAATCGCCTTACCGAACATCATTGCGCCTTTAATCACATAGCCGATTAAATAGCCCAAACCAAGGGATAATTTACTGATAGCTGAAAACAGAAAATTACCAAGGAAACCGCCCAAGAATTTACCTGCTTTTATAAATGGCAATAGTCCGGCGGAGACAAAAGAGAACGCTGAATGCAACGTAAGCAATCCGCCTACAACCGCACCAATTCCGCCGCCGACGGTTAAAACCCATTCCATGATTTGAGGATTGGTTTCTACCCATTCAGTAATGCTGTAAATCACCGGAGTAATATTTTCAACAAAAGATGTGATCACCGGCAAAAATGCATTGCCAATTTTAGTGGCAATTTCGGCCAAACTAATTTTCAGCTTGGTGAGCTTGTTTTCCGTGGTGTTACTGCGATTTTCAAACTCCCGTTGCATGGATCCGATATATTTCAAATTACCGTTTGCATCGGTTTCTTGTAGTAACCCTAACTGACGATTGTATTCACCGGTGTTTTGCGCCAACAGCAACACATCATCGGCATATTGTTTGCCGAACACTTTGGCAAGGAGCGGATATTGCTTATCTTTCGGCATTTTCTTCACTTTCTCAATGAAAGAAGAAATCGCGCCCTGTGCGTCCTTATTCATTGCCGCCGCGAAACTTTTTGTCGTAAAGCCGAGCTGTTTCAATTCTTTCTCGTGTGCGCCTGCTTTGAGTTGCAGAAATGCCGAAGACATTCCTTTCACCGCCTGCGCGGCGAGTTCCGGAGCCTTACCCATAGAAAGGAAAGTGGAACCAAGTGCAGCGGTTTGATTCTCGGATAGTCCGAGCATTCTTGTGTCGGAACCCACACGTGTGATGACATTAACAATATCCTTCGCTTTTGAATTGGCATTGTCGGACAAGTGGTTGATGACATCACCGAATTGCGCCATTTCGGTAATCGGTTTGCCGAGTACGTTTGCCATAGTTGCCATGGCTTCACCAGCGTCACCCGCCGCCATATCGAACGCGACGCCCATGGTCGCCGCATCTTTGGCATAACCTAATAGATTCTCCCGTGCAACACCTGATTGACCGCCTGCGGCAACGATAGCGGCGATTTCCTCACCTGCCATAGGAATTGTGCGGGTTAGTTTCAAAATGTCGTTACCCATTTCTTTGAATTGTTCGGGCGTATCAAAATCCACTACTTTGCGCACATCCGCCATAGCACTTTCAAACTTGATTGCCGGGTCGGCAAGTCCGCGAATAGAACCCATCACAGCCGTGGCAGAAGACGCAAGGGTGCTAAAGCCCGCAAGCCCCGTTTTTGCCAACGCCCCCATTTTCTTGGTGGTGCTAAGGCTTTGGTCTTGTAAGATCTTAAAACTACTGCAAACAGAACGAATGCCTTTAATCGCACCGCTTACACCTGCTGTGATCACTAAACCAATTGCTAATTTATTCGACATCGTTTATAGTCCCGTTTGATTGATAAGGAGGTGAAAATGAAAACTGAAAAACTGGTGGAGAGTGTGCAAGCCATGGTGTTTTTATTTGCCTTTGGCGGGTACGGATACAGCCTTTACCACTTCTTATCGTTCTATGCCCAAAGCAACGAACTAAACTGGATTTCCGTCGGGTTATCCGCCTTTTTGTTTATGTTGCCGTGGGCATTAATCGGTGCTTTGCTTATCTTTGCCGGGAAAGTCGCCATCACCTCCCTAACAGGGATTTTCACCACCGCCCAAACCCTGTTCAGACATTAAAAACAAAGCCGCTTAAATAGCGGCTTTTGTGTATTTGGCTTTTATTTGTCGATTGGCTTGTTCCAGCCAACGTTCCACTTCGTCCAAGGTCATTTCTTCCAATTCACTTGGTTGAAAACAGAACCAAAAGGCTAAATCTGCCAATGCCGCATTCAGGCTTTCCGCGCTTACTTTCCCTTTTGCATTTTCTCAATGATTTGGGCTGCGCGTTGGAAGTCCGCCATATCGAGTTCGTCAATATCTTCAGGCACTAACCCGGTAACGATAGCCAATAAACTCACGCTTTGTTCCGCTTCGGTTTTGCCGGTCATTTTGCGAATATCACGTACTTTCGGGCGACGGATTTTTAATTCGGTGAGGGTGTTGCCTTGCCCGTCTTGAATCGGGAAATCAAGGGTGAGAATAGTTTCAGACATAAAAAAACTCCTTTGTGAGTGCATTGTTTAATGTTCACAAAGGAGAATATCGCATTAGCCGTTTTATTGATTTTAAAGGCGTTTAAAGGTTTTTAATCCTTTATTGACCGATATTAGTGCGGTATTTTTGCAGAATATCCTGACCGTTGACGCGGTAGATATTGGCAAGCACGTCAATAAATAAAAGTTCTTTACCTGCCACAGTTTGTTTAATGGAATAAACGTTAACCGTATCGGCAAACTCCGAATTTTCTTTATTCTTATGACCTGTACCGCCGATTTTACTGGCAGACACATTCATAATGGTCACCATCGGCTCTTCCGCCGCTAAACCACGAGAATCAAACACCTGAAGATTCGAACGAATCATCAGCTGTGTGTTTTTATAAGGGTTTAACAGTAAAGCACGCACTTCCGGATAGAAACTATCCCAGTTAATTTCCGCTTCAATGGCATTGGTTCCTGCCGGAAGCTTAATTGCACCGTGCAAACCTAAGCCTTTATGCTCAATGGTTTCAAATTCAATATCGGGAATTTTCACCTCATTGGCGCGCCCCATTTGGCTGACACCGTTGGTGTACACATTGGCATTCACAATTTGGTTAATTGAAATACTCATCGTTTCTTACTCCTATCGTTGTGAAACCAAATTCACTAAGTATTTACGGGTCATCACGGATTTATTGGAAATCAATTCCGCTGGGATTTTTGGCGTGTAGTCATAGACTAACGGCACATGGCCTTTGCTGAATTCATCCACCAAGTCGTAATCATGGTCAAGGCTGACGCTATAACCCACGATAGACGGTAATGCACGCAAATAGGTGTCCACGGTTTCGGTCAGACTATCAATCAATGCGTCATCAATTGGACGGTCAACATATTGCAACTCAGTACGTCGAATGCTTTCGTCGATTAAGTCACCGGTGCGCAATGCCGTTTCAAAATTGATAATGTGGGTCACGGTCGGGTAATTACTTGAGCGGTTACCCCACAAGCGGAAGCCCGTCCCGAAACTGTTGAAAATCGTGGTAATGCCTACAGCATTTAGTTGGTTGGTTTCCGATTGTTCGTCATCTACACGTGCAGTGAGTTTCACTTCCATGCCGATAACACCTTGCAATTCGCGATTAGACGTAGAGAACCAGTAACCATGTTCGGTGTCAGTTTTCATACGCAAACCCGCCGCGTGAACGGCTAAACTTTCCAGCGTATTGTTTGAACCAATAGCGTACGGGAAGAAATGTCGAACACGTTCGGAGCTGGCAGAGGCGTTAATTGTACCTAACGGACCACGTCCCTGAATCGCTTTGGAAAGGCTTGTGCCTTTCGGTAGCTGCACATAAGCCACCGCTTTTAACTGTACTGCTAATGTGCCTAATGCCGCCGCACAACTTGCGGTTTTGTCGAATTCCGGGCAAATCAGAATTTTTGCGTCCGCACCGAATAAGTTGAAGCCATCACGCAATAACTCAAAGCCTTTGCGTTTGCCGGTCGCTGAATCAATGCCGCCTTTAATATCTTCTTCGGTGACTTTGCTTGGGTCTGCATAGTCGTAGGTGGCTTTTAAGGTTTCATGGCGGGCTTTTAGCGTGATTTCACCAGTTTGCATATCCACTACATAATCCGTGCCTTCAGTTAAAGTGTGATCGGCGGTTAAGACTAAATTCAATAAGCCAGTATGTGCGGTCTGCGCGCGTAATGTGTTGCTATCTTGGGTTAAAGTTTCGTCGGTGACGTTAGTTTTGTGTTTGGTCGGGTCTAATACGTTGACCACATACACCTTGCCAGCTTTATAGCGAGCTAATACATCAAAAGCATCCGGCAGTGTGAAGCCTTTATCTAAGATCACACCAAATTGCGAAAAGTCTTTGGTTGTTTGGCACACAGTAAGCTCATTTACTGCGCCGATTGGAGCTGTGCCAACGATACCGATAATTGCACCGTCCACAGTTTCCACCGCAACAGAACCACCTGCCACGCGTGTCGTTTTCGTCCCATGATGAAATGCCATAGTTATCTCCTAGGATTGATTAGGTTTAGAGTTGCCCGCACGGCGATAAAGTGCGGTGGTAAATTTAGGTAAATTTTCAGGCTCGCGCAGTTCCACTTGCCACGTTTCGGTTTGCACCATCAGCTGATATTGCCAAAGGCCGTCCGCTTCACCGGCGAACTCCTCACTGACCAAACTACAGGCTGTGCAGTTGGTCGGCTTAAAGCCCACTACGGCAAGGCGAATTTTATCCAACATATCCACTGCGCCATGGTCGTCATGCTGACTGCGGGCGATCACCGTGAGGGCAATCATCACTACGCGGCGTTGTTGGATAATGTCCACGCTGTCAATGCTTTCAAACTTCGAGCCGGCATATTGCACCAGCACCGCACCAAATTCGTCGGTGAGGTTGTAGTGTTCTAAATCATCAGGAAATAATTCAATGCTGAACTGTTCCGTTTTGTCTTCAATCCGCTTGCGGATGCTGTCTAAAATCGGGAGCGTGGCACTCATATTAATATCCTGATAAATCCAGTTTCTGCGGGGCTTTTGTTTTGAATTTAAGGGCGGACGGCAAGTTGTCGTCTTGGGCTGAACCGAGTTCGGTTAAACCAAGGTGTAATTTGCCGTTTTGAATCCGCTCCAAATCCTTCAAGGCTTGCGCGTGGGTTTCTTTCACATTATCCGGAAAGCCTTTGCCTTCCGGACGGCGGGAATACAACCAGAAGCGCGCCAGTTGCAAACAAATATTGCGTACAAGGGTCGGCACTTGACTTAACGGCAACACATAACGAGAGCGTAAATACCCATCCACGATTTCTGTGGCGTAAGCGCAGGCTTTGGTAAGCACAGCTTGGTCTACTTCGGTGGCGCGTGATGTATCGTTAGATAACGCAATCAGCGTGCTTTCGCTCATCACTTCCGTTAAATCTTGTGCCGAGATGTACATTATTGCTCGTCCTTATCTTTGTTATCTTGGACGTCTTTATCAGCCTGACCGCGTTTTTTAGCTGTTTCCTGCGCTTTTTTCTCTGCCTCGGCCTTTGCCTTCGCTTCTTTTTCAGCCGCTTCTTGCGCCGCCTTTTCAGCGGCTTCTTCTGCCGCTTTTTCTGCCGCTAAACGTTGTTTTTCGGCTTCCGCTTCAGCTTGTTGGCGTTCTACTTCGGTGTCGTCTAAAGCAATATAAAGCGAGATTTTTTCCGCTTCTTCATCGGTCAGTTCGATTTTGTCGCCTTGCTCATAGCGTTTACCGTTGTGCAAAATTGCCATGGCGGCGGCAATTAAATAGGCTTTTCTTTGTTTTTCAGACATGGTTATCTCCTAAAAAAGTAAGGTCAAAATCAACCGCACTTAAAACGCGTTTAAATGCGGTTTAAATTGGGTTTAAATACAGCCTTTGATTAAGTAACCTGCGGCTTTACCCACAATGTACGGTTTGTTGATATCGGTCGTGCGAACAATTTCAACTTTACCGCCCACTTCGGTGTAGGTGTCCACATACAAGCCGTTTTTACGGCGTACGGTATAACCAAATGATGGCTCGTAGATATTTTGTTTTTGTTCTTTTGATGCCGGCGCAACATAAGCCAACACAATCGCTTTCGACCAAATATCTTTCAACTCACCGCTTTCTTCGTGCACGGCTTCACCAACCACGACACGATCAACTTTGATGAGTTTTGCAAAGTCTTCCGGTGTTAAAACTGCGGTAGCCACGTATTTGATTTTTTCTAATACTTTCGGGTGTTCGCTCAACACTTCCCATACATCACCTGAAATCGCGCATACATTCGGCTTGCGACCGGTAGTGCGTTTAATGGCGCGAATACCGGTTTTAATTACGCCGATAGGGTCAGAACCTGTGTCGGTGAATTGAGATGTACCGCTCAACGTGATTTTATTGGTTTGTTCATAATTGGCTTCGTTTAGTGCTAAATCAGCACAAGCCTTTTCACGACCAAGCGCAATCACATCTTGAGTAACACCGGTAGCATATTGGCGCAATGGATATACACCTTCGGTTTCATTGACTTCACGAATATCAATCGGATATTCAATGTCGTTTTCTTCTAAAACGACGGTCAATGAACCAATATCTTCCGGTGTTAAACGGTTTGATTTTGCGCGGAGTTCGCGTTTAGTGGTTTGTAAACGGAACGCCAAACGACCGAATGTCGGGATTTTGCCGCCTTCTTTTTGCGTTTCGGCAACCGGGAATAACACCTCGGAAATCATATTGCCGTTGTAATAGCCTTGCGCGAGTTCGGTTAATACCGGGTCAACGACGCGTTGTTTTGATAAATCAGTCATTGATTTGCTCCTTTATTGATTGACTGCGTTAAATGCGGCCACATAGCCCACATTGTGTTCTTTCATGTAAGCACGGACTTTTTTGTCCATGTCGATGGCTTCAGGTGACGTGCCTTCAGCATATTGCACTGTGCCGTCTTCTGCGCCTGCGGCTTTGTCTTTGGTCGCCACTTCGCCAAATTCCACAATTTGTGGTTGCGCTTCCAAAAACGCTTTGATTTTGCCGTGCAGGTTTTCACCTTCGCCAAATTCAACCACGCCACCGGCGGCAGTAGTCGAGCCGTAATTCAATAAATCGATGGCTTGTTGCTTCGCCACCGGGGCAAGTTTGCCCGCCTTGACTAAACCTTCGGCAAAGTCTGCGTTGTCGGCTTTGGCTTGATTTAGTAATGTTTCGGCTTTTTCGGCTTTCAACTTTTCGTTTTCCGCTTTCAACGCCGCAATTTCTTCAGCTGTCATTTCAGGTTCTCCTTGTGGTTCTGAAGGTTGATTTGAATCGTTATTCGGTTCATTGAAGCTTGGCACAGAAAAGCCTGCCTCCTCTTGTTTGAACCGTTTGTATTCGTTGCGAATGGATTCTTCCTGCACGCTTGCCACTAAGTAATCCGGCACGGCTTTGTCGGCTTCTTCCTGACCGTGTTGCCCAATAATCCAATCGCGCAAACGTCTCCAAAGACTGGCTTCCGCCCAATCGGAAAAATCCACCACACCTTGTTCGTTGTCGGCGAATTCCGGATTGCGTAGGCCTTTCACGGCAGGTGGCATTGCACCTAAAAAGCCGACATGGCGTAAATACAAGTTACCCGGGCAAGGATTGTTCGGACTGTTGGCAAGATAGAAAGAGGAAGAAATTTTCTTGAAGCGACCTTTTTCGACCATCTCCGCAAATTCGGGGTCGATTTGGTCGAATTCGGCTTTAAGTACATCGCCATCCAGTTCAAGACGTTTTACCCAGCCATAAGCGGGTGCATTGTGTTTCGGGTGGCCAATTACAGCCGGGGACTCATGAAAGTTTACGTTGTAGGCGTTGACTGCTTGTTGCAAATCTTCTGTGGTAATTTCCACTTCCACACCGTTTGCGTCGGTGCGTTTGCCTGCTTTGAAAATTTCGATTAGTTGCATAAGGTATCCTCGTTTGAATACCGTTAGCATAGGGGGAAAATAGGCGTTTGGATTTTAAACTGCTTTAAAGGTTTTGAAGGGGGATTTGGGGCTAAAAGTAAATTACACTTTATCTTGAAATTTAAAACGCTTTAAATGCGGTTCAAATCGTTTAAATTCGATTTAAATTTTTTGAGACGATAAATCGTATTATTTTTAAATTTAAACGCAACAGTGCGAATTTGTGGCGTTATTTTGATTTTTAGGGTTTATTTCAAATTTTGGTTAATTTGACGTTGCAAAAGTGCGGTGGCTTTTTTCAGAAGTTTTTGTTCGTCCTGAGCATTCACTCCCAACCATGGACGCGCAGGAATTTTAGATTGTTTAGCATAAACGGTATTACTCCCTTTTCCAAATTTTAACCGCTTGCCTTTCTTCGGTCTAATTACGCCACCGAACTGGTGCAGTTTGGCATATTTTGCATCGGAACCAAACTCAAGACGATTATCATCATAATTGTATGCTGTCTTTTGTGATAAATAACCGCCCTGTTTTAGTATCTGATCATTTCCTTTTATTTCTCGTGTAATAGGGGAAAGGGATTGCCATTTTTTACCATCGGGTGCAACTTCAGCTTTAAATCGGTCGGCGTGAATTTTCTTCAAGGTTTCACCCAACAAGCCATAAAGTTTGCGCGGGTGTTGCAGTTGGCTCGCAATGCCGGTGAGCTTCTGAATTGCCTGATTGTCGTTAAGGGTGATCTTTAACATAGGTTTTCTCTTGATTTAAATTTCGTGCGGGGGTATAGTGATCTTGCGGTGGGGGTTTCCTACTGGAAAGGTTGCTTGGCATAAGCCCGCATTATCCTGTTCGAATCAGGCAAACCACCGCAATAATCACAATTCTCCATATAACACTTCAAAACGTCCTAATGCGCTTAAATCTTCTAAACGACTTGCTGTTCTGACCATGTTCAATTTATGTGGTAGTTTCTTACCGCTCAACACGTCTTTTAGCTTGATTTCATAGTCCATTTTAACCGCCACTTTACCTTGTTCGGTTTCATAGACGAATAACAGGGTTGGTTGTTTTTGTTGGTCGTCCAATAAAATCGCCTTCGGATGGCGTAGCTTTTCTGGCAACTGTTCCCAAAATTCTACAGGCAGGCTGATTCCCTTGGCTTGTTTGCTGTCGCGTAGTGCATGCAATACGTCATCATCACGCACCGCAATCACCGCACTTTGTGGGGCTTTATCCAAATTGTCTAATTTGGTGATCACGTTTTCCGGAATTACGCCCACGTATTTCATGTTGCCACGTGCGATTTTTTGCGTACTTACGGTATCCACCATGTCTTTCATCGCACCGTTTAACAACACCATGGCTTTCGGATTTTTCAGCACGTCATCAATCAACAGACTGGCTAAGTGCGGTTCTGCTGTCGTCATTTTTTGCAACAACAGCTTGTCCACATCCACATCTCGGGATTGGGTGAGGCGTTCAAAGTTGTAGGGCGCAAAACCCACATCATAGCCTTTCGGCACACGTACTGTGCGCGGATTGCCGGAACGCACGCCCACCAGTTTTTCTTCCCACTCAATTTCAGGTGATGGACTCACTTTTCGCCCCATTTCGGCTAAATCATCGGCATCGTGCGCTGATACAGTGCAGTGGCAACCGTACGCTTTGATTGGGTAATAATAGCGCCAAAACGGATCTGTGGCCGGTAGAATTGTGCCGTCTAACGCGATATGTTCCTCGCGCGGATGTTCATTATCATGGTGATGATATTCCCAATAAGGCAATACATCCGCCAAGTCTAAGTGTTGTTTTAAACGCCCACGGTTATATGCACCATAAACGTTGGTGTCGTAAATAATCCGTGTGCGCCAGTTGCGACCTCCGTTATATTGCCAGCCGGTATTTGCCACAATCTCGTCAAAGCGCTTACGGAAACCTTCAAGGGTTTCGCCGTTTTGAATCGCTTCATCCACCGCTTCGCGAAACGCTGTAAGCACTTCGTTACGATTCGCCCCGGCGACCATGAAGAAATAATCATGCTCTTCGCCTAGCACGTCTAAATAACTGTTGGTCGGTAAATTGAGTTTCTTCTCAAAATATTTGACCTGCTCTTCAAAAGTGAACTTGCTCATTATTTGCGCTCATCTTCTACGGATTGACGACCGGCAAAATGCGCGGTAGTTGATGCCCACGCCATCACCTTGCCATATTCGGCGAAACTCAATTCAGGAATTAAGCTGTCGAGTTGATAGCGAAAATCTTCCAGGCTTTCTGCCTGTGAAAGTTGGTCTTTGATGGTTTGTAGCCATTCCTCCACGAACGGTTCGCCTTCGACTTCCAACTGCTCACCAATGCTGTCCACGATAGATTTCGGTATCGGCTCGGCAAAATCCACCTTAGCCGTCCCCCTCTTTTGTAAAGAGGGGTTAGGGGAGATTTCTTGCACCACAATGTCGCCTTCTTCAAAGCCGTAGGTACGCATTAAGTATTGTTCGGTAAACTGCACGCCTAAGCCTACCAGTAAGCCGTCACGTTCCGCTTGGAGTTTGTCAATGCTTTCCTGTTCGTACAAATCAAAGGTCGGCAGGGTTTCTACACTGAAATTCAGCTCGCAAATCCACGCCAATAATTGATTGAATACACCTTCCACAAGGCTTGCGTCGTCATCGCGAATGTCGAGTGTCACTTCTAAGCCTGCCGTTGCGCTAGCGCGGTTGGCCTCCGCTTCGGTTGTTTGGTTTTGCCCTAAAAGCGCAATGGCGATTTCAGACTTACAGTAACGCAGGAAATCATCAAATACTTGGGAAGAACCGCTTTTGCTTGCACTTTCCAACATTGAAATGGAGCTGTCTTCGGGGATTGCCGCCACAGCAGTACCAAGCATTTCTTCCATACTGGTCAATAGCTCATTAATTTCATGCACCTGAGCTTGGCGAGGGTGTTTACCGACTAACCAAGGCGAGCCGTATTTTTCCATAAATTCGAGCCAAAACTTGAACCCACCTTTTTTAAATGTAGCCGCCCAAAAACACATCGCCAGGTCTGCGCGACCGTATGGGTTCATGTAGTCGGCCTGTTGAGTTGCGAGTAGGAATTTCTTTTCCGGCACAAGGTCACCATTGCGGTTGTCTTTAGTGCGCAACATCAGGCGGTTTTCTTCATCAAACACAAACCACTCCTGCGGTTTACCCACCACGGCAACAGGTAATAATAAGCCGTTTTGGTTTTCCCACATCACTTCCAAGGCTTGATAGCCAAACAGCGTGGCATCTAAAATTTGGTTGATGATTTGGCTCACTGGTAAGCGGTTGAAAAGTGCGGTCAAAATCTCGTCCGTTTTTTCGTTACCGGTTGGCGTAATGCGCCATTCAAGCCCCTTGATTGCCGCTTTTCTGCGGCGCACACAGCCACCCACGTGGCTGTCGGATAGGATTTCGCGGTAAGCCGAAATGTCCTTGCCCATTTTTTTCAAAACAGGATCAGGGTTGGGTAAATAGTGCATAAAAGACCAGAAGTCGATAGCTTTGGCGCGGGTGGCGATGACGGTGACTAAATCTTGTTTTTGGGTTGTCATTAGTTATATCCTTTCGTTAATGCTCGACTGGCTCTTGGTCTGCGGCTGTGGGCTTTTACCGGTAATTGAATCAACTGACGGCTTGCATAATGCGCTAACAGCAGTGCAATCGCCGTATCACCGTGCCGTTTGGTTTTACCATCGGTACTTTTCACCCGTTTATCCGGTATGCGAGGCACGCCTTTTACGACTTGGAATGATCGTAAGTCAGCGAGAATATCGGCGTCTTTCGGAATAGCTTCCAGTTCACCGTCTTCCAATGCTGCTTTAAACGGTGCGGTGTGTTCGCGATACCATTTTTCCGATAACTGAACACAATCAACCAATGAACCAAAAGCGTCACGAACTGATTCCGCCAAATAGCCACCATTACCGCGTGCGTCAAATGCCGCACCGGAAAAGCGAGGAAGTCGTTTTAAAATAAACAGCACGATTTGTTCCTGTTGTTTATAAGGCATATTGCCCAGTTCAACGATGAACTGCACTTGCTTGGTTAGGTTCTGCTGTTGGGCTAAAATGACAAAAGAAGTCATGTCGCCGCTACGGGCAAAGTCTTCGCCGAAGAAGTGCAATAAACTCGGCGATAAGCCTTGCAAAATTGGAGCTAACGTTTTTTCGCTCCAATCTTCCATTTCTTTATAGCGTGTCGGTTCCGGCACTAGACTGAAACCGTCTTTGGCTTCAAAACGCACTACTGGCGTTTTCTCGCTCATTTGACGCTCAATCAAGGCTCGGGAAAGCCACAAGCCTGAACCGTTTTTCGGCACGCAGAAATATTCTTCCAGCGCGTCTTCTTCGCTTGCCGTATCTTTTAATAGGTTATCAATCCATTCCTGTTCTTTTTCAGCTGACCATTCTTGTTTGGTGACCTGACAAATACGTTGATATAAACCATCGTGGCAAGCATCTTCGATTGTGATGGTGTGAACGGAATAGCGTTTTCGACCCGCTCGGCTGTCAAGAATCAGCTCATTGAATAAATTATCTGCGCCGTTATGGGTTGAAATGACACGAACTTTCGCGCCCCACATTGTGAGTGCCAAGGCGGCTTTAAGCACCTCGGCAAGATATTCATGGAATGCGGCTTCATCAATCACTACAACGCCTTGCATACCGCGCAAGTTCTTAGGATTGGATGAAAGTGCTTTAACTTTGAAGCCTGAAGCGAAATAAATGACATAAGTCAAAATGTCTTTGTCTTCATCTTCAAAGACTTCTTCTTGAATTTCTCCGGCGGCGTAGTTAAAAGCCTTCGCCCACATAGCAACAGCGTCGATATATTCACGCGCCATTTCCTTGTTTGAGCCGATGTAGAACACATCAGAGCCACCGTCTGATTTTCGGGTACTGGCAATCAGGGCATTATCTGCCGCTTCCGCCCATGTTAAACCGCAACGACGGGTTTTCTCGGCTATCTTGAGTTGACTATCATCTGCAATCCAGCGTTTTTGATAGCCCAACAACAGTTCCATCGGATTAAACGCATGAATGCAGTCAAGGAATGACTGACATTCAGGGGCTAATTCGTTTAATGGTCTGTTATTTAATAATGCCATTATGCAATACCTAAAATCTGTTCTTTAATTGTGCGCACCGTATCGGCTGACAATCCTGCCTGCACCACGACTTTTTCAGCGGTTTCCGCCGCTAATTGCGCCATTTCTTTGCGAATTGCCTGTTCACGTTTATGGGATAGACTTTCCGCCTGTTCCAAGCGCTGAACTGTGACTGCTAACATTGCCAACTCTTTCGGTTCAGCAATGCCTTTTTCGGCATATTGGGACGACATTTCAAAAGCGAGATGTTTCACCAGCTCAATCACCGTTTTGCCTATATCACTTTGCGGCATTTCGCCAAACTGGCGCGCCCATACTTCAGCTACCTCACGGGATTGGCGAATTCTTGCACCGACTTTTTCCATGCGGTTAGCATAGCGGTTTAACCCGGTACGGCTTAATTGATAGCTTTCGTCCAATCCGCAATCGCGGATTAGATCGTTGATTTCTTCAAGAATTTGCGCCTGAGAAAATTGCTTGTCGCGCAACATCATCGCCAGTTGGGTTTTGATATTCGGTGGCAATAAGTCCACTTTACTGGCGCGGCCGCGTGTGTTTTTGTCGGTCATTTAAACCTCCTTTAAACCGGGTTTAAATCTTTGGACTTGGCTTTTTTACGCCGTCCACGAAAGCGCGACCTTGCGCCACATCTAAACCACGTTGCGTGATAGTGGCCACATAAAATTCTTTTCCGTTGCTATTGAGTCTAGCGATGGTGATTAAGCCTTGCTCCTCAAGCCATAATAGGTGATTACGCACCAAGTCACGGCTAATATCGTGACCGTACATATCCAAACAATCGTTTAAAATGCTTTCATTGGCATCGTAACCGCACTCTTCAAGAGAGCGCAGAATAACCAATCGTTGGTCTTTCGTGAAAATATCTTGGCGCATCATTCCTTATTTACCTCTTTTTCAATTAATAACTTCACTTGATGGTTAAGGCTACCAATGTTGGTATTTAACACGTCGGTTTTACCTTTCATTTCCGTCATTAATAAACGCAAATCGGCTACTTCTTTTGAGGTTGGCAAATGTCGTAACTCGCCTTTTACTTCCGATAGGCTTTTTTCATTAGTTTCAATTGCCTTACGTAAATCGGCTACATCGGATTTGCGGGCATATTTACTGTCCATCGTCAGCCAAAAATACGTCCACACAGCACCACCAACCGTCACTACAATTGCCCAGTGCCGCTGAATAAAATCAAGTGCTTCAAGCATTATTTAGGTTCCTTTTTTTGGCAGATTTTTTCATAAGTCAAATTATGATTAAGCACCTGCCGCTTAGTTTCTTCGGTGTCTTTACGGCTTGGATAAATCAGGCCGAACGCTGAACAACCGCTAGTCTTCACGGAAATAATCTTTTGACTGCAACTGGTCATCAACAGACTTGCCAGACAAAGTGCGGTTAGTTTCAGCAATGTTTTTGGCTGTATTAGCATTTTCTAACTCCTGGGCGACAGCTGCCGCTTCACGTTTCACGAATTCAATTTCTTCTTGCTGTTTTCGAATTTTGGCGGCTTGCAGGCGATTGTGAATAAATCCGCCTACCACAAGAGCAAGTACCGCGCCGATAACATAAAGATTAATCACTGTTTTCTCCTTGTTGTCTGCGATTTTGCATTGCCGTGGCAAAGCCTTTGGTTGCCGCACCACCGCCACAAAAGAGGGCAAATGTCGTGAATAATTCAGGTACGTAGGAGCGATTTAACCATACGCAAAACACCAAAATCCCCGCCATGAGAAGCGCGCCAAAGAACTGGATAAACGCAGTAGTTGACAGGCGACCATCGGCGTTAGTGATAAGCTGTGAAAACATTAGTAACTCCAATATAAGTAAAAACTTTGTGCGGCGGTTGTACCGCCATTGATTGCGCGGTTGCGCTTTGCGTTGTTGCTCGGTTTGCAACGAGGGGCTTTGTAGTATCCCCAACCTTTAGGTGCGGTAGTGTTTTTTACGCGTTTGCTCATGACTTACCCCAAATATAGATGATTGAAATTGACAACTTCGTCTGAATCCAACCACGTCCACACATCGAAACACGGGCAGTCTTTAATCCATTCATTTGGTGTAATCGTGCCGTCACCGTTGATGTCAGGGCTTAAATCACGATGTCCACAAATGTTTGCACTGGGATATTCGCTTTCTAATTTTTGCAATAATTTGTGCAAGGCAACCCATTGTTTTTCGGTGTATTCGCCATAGTTTTTGCCTTGGCTGTCAATACCGCCTACAAGGCAAATGCCGACCGAATATTGATTATGACCTTTCACATGCGCACCGATTTCGCCAACCATTCGGCCTGTTTCAACCGTGCCGTCCGTATCGATTACATAGTGATAGCCGAGGTGTTGCAAATGCGGATTAAATTGTTTGGCCAATACGGGGCTACGCTTAAAACCGCGCTGTTTATGCCATTCGTCGATACGTTGTGCGGCGGTTTGTGTTGTTGTGCGTAATGATTTGCCGTTTTTTGTGGCAGAACAATGGATCACGATTTTGGTGATGGGTAGGGATAAAGACATAAAAAACTCCTTCTAAGTGAACTTAAAAGGAGTTTAAAACGGATGCCGTTTTATTGATTTTAAAGTGATTTAAAGATAGTCGTTACGAAAAAATCTTATATACGACCCAGATAATTGCTAGAAATATGATAAGCCCAATTATATCACTAGGCTTAGTGGGTTCGTTTTTAGCTTTATTAATACCAGTTTTTAGAGCTTGAATAATTGACAATGGTTTCTCTGAATCCTCAATTGGTTCAGATTTTGATGTGTTTTCTGTAAAAGAAAGCGTTTTGGGAAGTTCTAAAATATAGCTACGTCCAGCTTTCTTCCTTATAACCTCTCCACGATAATCCGCATAATAAAGTACATAACGTAACAATTCCGCGCCTCTTTCGCCGTGATCCTGTTTAACTATATTAGTGAGTTTACTTTGTAATAAAGGCTCCTTTTCTAACATAATTTGACTTATAACTAACTTTAAAATCTCCTGATACATAGGGTCTTCACCGGCAAAAATCGACACTTCTTTTGTGAATGCTTCCTTTTCCGGCTCAGTAAAGTAGTTGTAACCATACGCTACTTGTTGGTAGAAATCCCGTGCGGCATTGTAGTCTTTTTTTTTCCATGCTTTTCTTGCTATGTTTAATATATCTTCGTCAATCATAAATTTATCCTTAGATTGTTAAATTGAAATCTCATGATATAAAAATTCTACCCACAAAAAAAACGCCCTTTCGGACGTTTTAATTAATTATCTGCCACAATCACATTGCGGGATTGGCATAGGGCGGTGTTTAGCTCTAATAATTGCGCCGGTACGCGGGTCTTCACGCGTCCAACGAAAAATTAGAGGGCAAACACGACCACACTTAGAACAAGTTGTCATAGCCATTAGGCTTACCTCTTATTTTTCAGGTTACCATCACTTTACCTATGGACAACGCCATGCAACTTGTTTTAGAATACTTAACCGTTTTCGAAGGTGTTCTTCTTTTGCAGGTATTGTGTACAGCGGATGGAGAACTATACATAGTAATTAATACGCCAATATTACTTACTATCCTAAAACCCAGTCCTTGTGATTGGGTTTTTACATTTCTGATCGTCCAAGATCTAATGATATTTGCTTGGTATAGTACCCCATCTTTTCTAAAATGATTTCTGCAAAAGTATCTGCCTGCCATTCTGCATTTTCATTAATTGTCGGCGGTTCGTCAGCTTTATGTAGATAGGTTTGGTGCATAAGAAACATGTGCCCCATTTCGTGTAAAATCACTTCAAGCGAATCTTTATCTCCTTTGCAGGCTAGGAGATAGGTACTTTCAGGAATACGAATGGTTAATTCATTTGGGCTAAAGTGCCCTTTTGTGAGATTTAACGTGAGTTCTTTCCATTCTTCCTCAGATAGAATTTCAATATTCACAATTTCTGTAATTCCTTCTAGCACTATATCTAATCGACGTTTGTGCCATTCCGTTAATTTAAAGCGTTTTGCAACGGATAAGGCAACCATTTCAATTTCTTCTCTTGTCATTGGTTTTACCCTGTAACCGTTCATTTCATGCCATAAACTTTGTAAACTCATCAATTATCCTCCTTTGATGGGTTAATTTCTTTAAGAAATTCTGCAAATTTTTTTAGTTGCTCAGCAGTCATTGCGGATTTTGCAAAGCCAGCGACAAGCATTTGTTGTTGCAGAGGTAAACCTTCAACCGGGATTGCATCATTAGAAATATGAGCTAATTCCTGCAAGTCGTCAGTTTGTACATTTTTGTTTTTGAAGAATGTTACAATTTTTTCTACCCATTCAACTGGAATTTTTTTACGTCCAGTTTCCATTCCGCTTAAGAATGCTGGGCTTGTACCAATTTCTTTTGCCATGCTAAGCAAAGTTTCGTTGGCATCAATTCTTGCCTTACGAACCGCTTTGCCGAATTCTGTAAGTGCCATAATATAATCTCCTTTGGGTTATCATGTTTTTAAATTTTAACCTTTAAAAATCAAAAGTCAATAAATATTTTTACCTTTTTGGTAAATATTTAGAGTAAACAAAAACGCCCTTTCGGACGTTTTTTCTCACTTTTAGCGGTTATTTCTCCCCAAACATATCAAACTGCCGTCGGGCGATTTCTTCTTTTGTGACGCGCTTCACAATTTGGTAAATCCACTGCATGGATACGTTGTATTTGCGTGCCAGTTCGCGGTGGTTTGTGCCGTTGAATTCATTGAAAATCTTGCGGTCACGTTCGCTTAACAACAAAATCAGGTTACGTGGGATGTAAATTATTTCACCGCCCCACATTTGCGCAATATGCCCGGCAACTTCAATACCGATTTGTTTTGCCAGTTCTGCGTTGAATTCAGTGGTTGGCTTCACTTTAGCAAGCAACTGCGTTTCAATGTGTTTGGCCAAATCTGCCAAAATTTCAGGGGCTTTTTCATCAAAAATATCGGTTTCGGTACTCATTATTTCGCTCCTTTTTGCTGTTCTTTCCACTTTTTCCACACTTCGTATCCCGGCAAATGCTCAACGGGTTGCCCTAAACGGGCAAAGTTTTCAATGTATAAAATGGTGTTTTCGATGTCATTTTCCCGTTTGGGTTCTGCTTTCCGTTCTTCATTATCCGGTTTTGATGTCCCCATGCCGACAAATAGTGGCTTGTTAGTTTCTATCACTTGTTTTAAATAGCTGTGATTACTTAACGGGGCAAGATTTTTGCTTTCACGGCGTTTCTTTTGCACCGCACTGACTGTTTCGCTCAAAGAGTGTGCCAAAAGTTGTGAAGGCGGGAACTGATCTAATACATCGCGCATAAGTTTCACCGCCCTTGTATTGCTCAAGGTAGATTTTTCAGGACGGAACAAGGCAATATAGCTAACCAACGGGCGTGCTACACCGTATTTTAATTCTGTGATGATTCTTAATAACTCACGACCGGCATCATCTTCTAGCAGTTGGTCTAGGTTGATGTCTGAATGGCACACCGGGCAACGGCATAATTTCATACATTCCCCCTTGCTTGCCAACGTTTCAGCATTTCCAACACTAATGACGCCATTTGATCATCCAACGCACCTACGTTCAAAATTTGAATATTCTGACCGCGCTTTTGATAAATTGGGTTCACTACACCGCGTACCCACGCATTTAATGCGCGTTCTGAGCCGTCACGCAACATGCCTTGTTTGCCCATTTCAATCCAAATGGCACGGATTTTGTGGGCAATGTTGCTTTTTACCACGGCTTTTTTCGTACGTGGGCTATAGCGGTAGCCATTTTTTACAGTGGTGCGAAAGCCTTTGGCTTCCATTTCCGTTAATACTTTTACTAATTCACTAATCGTCATTTTAGTGCTGCTGGTTTTGCCAGTAATATTTTTCAGCAACATCCGATAACTTAATTCATCCATGCGTAGCTGTTGCTTGGCAATGTGAATCAGCTGAATCGCCTTTTCTTTAGTCAATCGCATTCTTTTCTCCTGTAAAACACATTATTCAGCCCTTTAATTTCGCTAAAGGGCTGTAAATGGGTTTTAGTCTTCGTTTACTGTTTCCACATTTTTCCAAACTGGTCTAATCATCTTTTGTTATTTCAACACCCCCAGTCTTACCCATACCTGTCGCGCACTTTCTCTTGCATTACCTACGAGGATTTGTGCTTCACGTTCCATCCCTTCACGTAGAAACTTTTTCGCTTCATGCAACTGTTCAATGCCATAATCAAGACTGTCATTGATTTTCTGAATTTGTTGTTCTCTCTCTGTCATTTTGATGCCCCCGTAAACGGTCTAGTCGCCATTCTTTGGCAAAATTGTGAACGTGCGTTGCACCAGTTAAATTCGGCAGATTTAGCAGTTAAAAGACTGGCTTTCGTCCAATATCTTGCCGCTTTCTCATAGTCGCCGTTGCGTTCGGTTTCAGCCGCCTTTTCAGCAACTTCTTTATGCTTTTGTTCTTTTTCGTCCATGTTGTCCTCTCGGGTTAGTTAAAACATATTATGAACGCCCCTCAAAACAGGGTTTAAAGAGCGTTTAAATAGGTTTTATACACTGCCCAAGACTAAAATTGCGGTGAGAATAACGGCGCATAAAAAACATTGAAAAATAGTGGTGAAATACATCACGCCACCTCTTGCTCAAACGGCGTAATCACAAAGTCTTCCACGCCTGTTTTAATGGTCACGCCTGCTACGGTTGCCGCTAATTCCGGTTCGTTTAACATGGCTTCTTTGTTCACTTCTTCTTTGGTACGGATAAAGCGCACCAAACCTAATGTGTGCAAACTTTCCAACACGCTGTCTTGTCCACGGATTCCCACAGAAGGTGGGCGTTGGCGCCATTGCACTTCGCCAGTATTGAATGTACCGGTTTTGGTTTTGCCGTTTTGGGTGAGTTCGTCACGGCGACTTTCACACCATGCCTGCACAGCATCCATCATCGGTTTGGTTTTCTCTTTCACTTCATTCATGAGTGGTGCATATTCTTCGGTAATTGCCGCTAATTTGTCGTTTTGTTCAATAGCAAGGCGTTCTAGTTCTCGGTTTAAATCGCCGATCTCCTTGATTGCTGTTTCCACTTCGTCACGGGTTTGGTAGCGCACGACGAATGTGTCTGCTTTAATTCGGGTTGCTTTTTTAGCCATTGTTTTCTCCTTGTTGTTGATTAGTTACACAGGTGTAAGGGTAAAAATCTGCGTTAATTTTTGGCGTAATTCCGCCACGGTTATACTGGTCAAAAATCAGATAAACCACCCCATCGATACATACTTCTTTAATTCCATAGTAATGTTCTTTTAATATTGTTCTGCCTGATTGAGCCTGTACATCACAACCGGATAATAAGCACAATGCGGCAAGTAATAGAGCTAAGGTTTTCACAATGTTTCTCCTTAATGTAAATAACTGCGCCAAATCACTTTTATGCCTTCCACCATCATTTGGTATTCGGCAAAATGCACACCGTCATTGCCTTGCACATAGGCGAGAGCTTGTCCGGTTTTCTCAAGTTTTTTTGTGGTATTGTTAGACTCAATGCGTACGCGTGGCTTAACTTTGTCAAAATCAATACTCAACACGTGCAGCCCCATTTTGTTTAGTTCACACACGCATTTTTGTGTTTGCGATAAATACCCTAGTGCGATTTTGTTGCATCCACCAAACACAGGGTGAGGTTTGGCTTGTTCGCGTAAAGTGCGGTTGATTTTTGCTGAATTTTCCATTAGTTCGCTCCTTTCATTTGTGCCTGGGCGGTTAAAATGAGGTCTAGTGTGATGACAGTGCCTTGTCCTTTGGCTGTCATGCCGGCAAGGCGTAAATATTGCGTTAAAGCGCGCAATCCGCCTGCTTTGCCACCGATGTCGTAAAGCACGGTCATCAGGTCTTTATCTGCGACATCTAACCCCCATGCCTGTGCGATAGCTTTAATGTCGCCTTTTGTACTGGCTTTTAAGCCGCAGTTGTTACCAATGCGTGACCATAAACGGGCATACTCATGTGCTTGGTTCACGCCACCTTGGATTCGGGTATAAACCTTGTCGTTACCAATCAGTGCAAACCCTGTTTCGGTTTCTTCTTGGATGATTCGGATCTCTTCCAAAGCGTCGTAGGGTAGATGGTCGCTTTCATCAATGATGACCAAGCCTTGCGTGCCTTTTAGTTTCTTGGTAATCATGCGACTTAGGCGGTCTTTACGGCGCGGTGCGTCGTTAATGCCTAATTCAAGGGCTAACTCAAACAAGATACTGCTTAATGTGGCGCGTGCCGGACTTGCGGTGATCATCCATACGTTTTGGTTGCTTTTCGCGTACTCTTGGCAGGCTTTGGTTTTGCCCACGCCACTTGCGCCGTACACCGTCACCATAGTCGGCAGGATTTTTGCCATATCCAATGCGGAAAACACTTTCTTGGCGGTCGGAATCTCAATAAAGTGCGGTGCTTCTACAAACACTTTTGCTTTCTTTTCACGCGTGGCGAGCCAGTTGGCAAGGGCGGTTTCGATGTTGTCGATGTTGCCTGTGTAGGTGCCTTTGAGATACGCGCTCAATGCTCCGGCGGAAATGCCGGATTGTGCGGCGATGTCGCGCTGAAAATAGGTTCCGCTGTCTAACAATGGTTTGATTTGGTCAATTAAAGTCATGTTTTATGCTCCTTAAATGTGGCTTAAAGCCCCTTTTCCTTTTTCATCATTTCAAGGCCTTTTTGCCAGCCTTGTTCAAACTCGTTTAATTCATCATCGTCCAGTTCTACTGCCACTTTGCGCATGGTTGTGCCTTCACGCTGTATCATTTCGATGATTTTCGGCTCCGGTGCGTCTTCTTCCTCAAATTCAGGCTGATAACGTGCCGCTTCTTGTGCATTCATCGTAAGCTGTGCTTTTGCCGCCAATTTGTTAGCTTTTACAAATTGTTTACGGGCTTTGTCATGCTCACGACCTGCCGCTTTATCGCCGAATGCCACCTTAGCGGTACATTCTGCCTCGGCTAAGAACACGCCTTCTAAGCTGTACACCCACACTTTGTTGTGTAAGTCTGCCGGGTCGAATTTCACTACCACTTTGCGGTGAGCTGTGCCAATAAGATCCGTTGCTTGATAACGGTTGCGGCGTTCGTTGACTTTGCCGCCTACATCCAGTTCAAACGTGCCGTCTTTCTTCAAGGTTGTAGCTTCGCTCATTAGCATTAAGAAACGCATTTGCTCCATGCTTGCCTTGCGGATATGTGCTTTGGCGTAATCACGCTCAAATACTTGTGCAAAGCTATACACACCTTGGCAAATTTCGGTTTCCCGCTCTTCGCGCTCATTGAATGTGCGGATGCCGTCTTCCAACGCTAAAATAAAGGTTTCATAGTCCACGCCGTCTTTACCGCCGTTGTAGTTGTCCGGTTGGTTTTTGACGTTTTCCCCAGCAAAAAAACCAGCTAATTTCGGGTGTTTATCAATTAATTCACCTAAACCACCAACACCGAATGCGCGCTCAACAGGTTTTGCTTGCCCATGGCCTTTGCCAAATTGCACAGAAGTCCAAAACAGATCAATGCCTAAAAGCGGAATAATGCCCTTCACATCGTCTTCTTTTACCTTAAATCGATAACGATTTTTTACGCCCCCGGTCATCCATTTGTTTGCCGCCGCACGGGTGTTATCAATGGTGCATTTTTTCGGGATGCCGTATTTCCAAATCAAATCCATTAAGCTCAATCGGATGGCGTCACTGTTTTCGCTTAAATCGGTACGATAGGCTAAGATTTTGCGGGTGCGAATGTCTTGCCAGAACCATGTTTTCGGGCGCACAATGTCGCCGTTATGCCAACGCACGAAGACGTTATGTTGATAACCGTCGCCGTTGATCCATTCCATGGCTTCAAGCCCTTCAACAGAACGTTGCATAGATGGATAAAATTGGCTTAGGGCGTATTCACCATCGCGCAAAAACACTTGATGTGTTTTAGGAATTTCACGTTCAATTTTGCGTTTTACGCCGCTTGCCGATGGAATCGACCATCCGTTTTCACGGGCGGCACGTTTTAAGCGTTCGTAGCAACTGCCGAATTGTGGGCGTTCGTTGCGGAAATAGTCTGCTTTAAAGGCTTCCCACGCTTCCGGTGTGAACTCTGCTTCTTTGCCGGCTTTTTTGTTGTTATGTTTATCTAACAACAAAGGCAACCAATCAGAGCGTTCAAACGACCGCACTTTGTAATACCAGCGTTTAAGGGAGCCTTTCGCCACTTCAAATTCAAGCGCAACCATGTCTAACGCCATCATCAATGCCACGTTGTGGCGCACTAAATCATCTAACTTGTGCAATGGAATAAGTTTTGCTTTCGCATCTTCCTTTTGTTTTTCGGTCGCCTTATCAAAGGGTTTCCAAATCACTTCGGGAAGGTAATTCAATTCTTTGGTAGTTTCTGAAACGTCAGGAATCTCCACCGCACTTTGTTTTAATAAAAGCTCTGCTTGGGTTTCTTGTGGGAGAGAGGTGAAGGCGTATTCGTAGCCTACACCACGAATACCTTGCACTTGACGCTTTTCCCAATTTTCCACTCTTGCCCTTTTGTTAATTCCCTGAGGGGAACTAGGCATAGTTTCTAAATCAGTGAGTTGTTGAGCAGAAAACCACATTTCCATATATCCTCCTACTCGTAGCGAGTCGGCCATATTTCTTCTGGTTTCATTCCAACAAAATCAGCAATAATTTTTTCGCCTTTTGGGTATTTGCGATCTAATACATTGCCTAAAGTTCTAGGGTGCAAACCTGCTTCTATAGATAGTTGAGATAGGGTTTTTCCTTTCTCTTTTATCATTGCAACGATGAAGGCTCGGTGCATATCCTTTTTACTCTTTTTCATAATGTGCTATCCTTATTCACTGGATTAAGTCTTAGGTGTTATTCTTTAGAAACTAAGGTTTCTGAAAGGTGGCTTTATGGGAAACTCTAAAGAATGGTTTTCAGCAAATGAATTAAAAGACTTGGAAGGGTTACCAAATTCCCCTCAAGGGATAAACAAGAGAGCAAGAACTCAAAACTGGAAAAAGAGAGAGAAGGACGGAGTACAGGGCGGTGCGCTTGAATATCATGTATCATCGTTACCACCGGAAGTTCAGAAAGCACTAGGGTTTTATCCTGAATATGTATCTCAAGATCATTATATTGCTGAATCATCTGCGCCTTATGGTGGTAATACACCAAAACAAACGAATGAGCTTGTTAATGTGCCGTTTTATAACACCTTTGCATCTGCAGGCTTTGGTGCATTTAATGATGATGCGTATGAACCGGATGACTTTGTGGGGCTTAGTTCACGATGGTTGCAACAAAGAGGGCTACATAAGAATAAACTGGCGTTTATTTTAACTTCTGGTGATAGCATGACCCCGACGATACACCATGGTGATATGTTGCTAATCAACCGCGCTATGACTATGCCGCGTGATGGACAGATTTATGTAATTCGTTCAGGCGATCAGCTTTGGGTTAAACGCGTGCAGGGGATTCCTGGTGGCATTCGCTTGATTAGTGACAATAAGGCAATTTACGCCCCGATTGAATTGATGTTTGAAGACAACGCAAATTTTGAAGTGATGGGGCAAGTAGTTTTTATCGGTCATGATTTAATTTAA